CTACATTGTCTCAGCTTCTCCTGATGACCTTGCGGACTATTCGGAGAGCGCGATTTATGCGGACGATGTGACCACGGACGGGAGCATGACCTTCCATTGCGAGGGCGAGCCGACAACGGATATCGTGGCGAATATCACACGGCTGAAAGTGGGGTGATCGAATGGCTTTGACTATGAACTTGACGAACGTGCAGAGAGAAGCACCGACCTTCAAGACGGAGACAGGCGAAATCGTCACGCTCACGGATGCGAAAGGCGAGCAGTATTTCCGCGAGTTGAAAGCCGAAATCATCCCTGTGCAGAGCGGTTCTGGTGACCCATCTCCCGACAACGTGCGTCCGATCACCGGCTGGTCAGAGGCGAAGGTGACGAGGACGGGGAAGAATCTGCTGGATATGGATGCGATGTATGCCACGTTGATTTCTGAAACGCTTACAAGAAATGCCGTGGCTATTAGAAAAGTGGGAACATACACAGTTAGCGGTGCTGTTCCAAGCGGTACAGCACGGTACAACTATGCAAGAATACTGAAAGCAGACGGAACGTGGGATGCTTACAAGAGAGTAGTAGCGGATACCAGTGTGACACCTCAAACGTTCACATTATCAGAGGGCGACACGCTTTTTGTGTACGACACTCAATACAACTCGTTGGCGGTATCAAAGCAAGTGTTCCTCGATTGCAAAATGCAGATAGAACTCGGCTCAACCGCCACCGACTACGAGCCGTATCAGGGCGAAGAAGTCACCGTCCAACTTGGTCAGACCGTTTACGGCGGTACGCTCGATGTGAGACGGGGGAAGGTGAGGGTGACGCATCAGATTCTTGACTTCTCAACGGTGACATGGACAGCGCAAACCCGATCAAGATGGTTTTACAACGGTTTGCAGTCAACGATCAAAAAGCCAGCAAGTACGGCTGTTGTCACAACAGCGATCAGCGACACGTTCCCTTCCGTGTCAAACGACAGCATTTACTCCGATGAGACGCTCATTGCTCTTGCGATCAATAATAACGGCTCAGTTGTTGTCAGAAACGGAAGTACCACCGAACAGCCGACTGGACACATGGTCTACGAACTCGCCACTCCATTCGACATCACCGTCACTACTGAAGCAATCAAGACTCTTATCGGCGAGAACAACGTGTGGGCAGACACGGGCGAAGTCACAGTCACATATAAGACGGACGGGACTCAGACACTCACTCTGGCATCGCCTCTGGGAGCGAATTTATGGAGTTTAAGACCTTCCGTAACCGAAGCAGAGGAAATTATCGAAGAATCAGAAGACCCCGAAAATGGGGCAAATTTAAGCACAGAAAGCGAGGTGCAAAATGGCGAAACGGAAATGGAATGAGGCAATCGACATAGGCATTGAGGCGTACAGAAGCGGAAAGTACGTTTACCTCTGGGGAGCGAAAAACGTCCTCCTCACGAGTGAGGCACAGATTCGCGAATACTTCCGGATGGAACCGGCCTATTATGCGAGGTACGACGAGGAGGAACGGCGGCAAATCATCAGGAACAGCCTCGGGCGCATAGCTACCGACTGCTCGGGGCTCGTTGAGCTTTGCACCGGAGACGCGCAATGGTCATGGGGCCAGATTGCAAATTGCTATCGGTACAATACTCTGGCGGCAGGCCCGGGCGGTTCCATCCTGTTCACCACGTTCGGACGTACCGGCCGCCACGTCGGGCTTGACGCGGCGAACGGCTGGGCGCTACATATCGGCGCCGAGAGTACCGACGCGAACATCAGGGCAGGCAAGGCCGGGATCATTTTCGAGCCGATCAGCGCCAGACCCTGGGAGAGGTCAGGACAGAGCAACGTGATCGATTACTCCGGAGCTTTTTCGCCATATCCTCCGACGACGCAGCTCATCGACGACATTTATCGCCCGACGCATCCGACCGGGATCGTCAAAACGGACCTGTATCTCCGGACCGGTCCCGGCATTGTCAACCCGGCGATCCTTGTCATGCCAGCCGGGTCTTCCGTCACAATCTATGACGAAGCAAAAGCACCTGATGGTGGAACGTGGGTTTTTGTCGATTACAGAGGAACACTGGGGTGGTGCAATAAGGCATATTTGACTATTAAGTGATGACGCTCTCCGGTGACCCATAACATCGGTTGGCAGATAGACGTTCATATTGTGACCTCCTAAATAGGGGCGGCAGGCATCCGGATTACTTCCGGCTCTACCTGTCGCCTCTCTTTTTGCGTTCTCTGCCATATTGATTTTCGTTTAACATTTCGTCCGATACGGAAATTGATTATCTTCGGACACGGGTTCGACTCCCGTCTACTCCATGGCCAATGTCCGAAAACCTAATTAACAAATCGTCCGGACACGGCTGTTTCGAGCGCTTGCTGCATCGCAAGGACGCTTGAATTGTTGTAATAGTACGCGGAGAGTGTCGTTTGTGGTGAGGTGTGGCCGAGTAAGTGCTGGACTTCCACAAGCGGCATTCCTGCGTTTAGGAGCTGAGAGCAGTAGGTCTTCCGGATTGCGTGGCAGCTCTTCTCAGGGATTCCGAGACGGTGGCAGACCTTCCGGAGCTGACGGCTGAAAGACATTCCACGGATCCGGCGTCCGTACTTCTCGAAGAGGTATTCTCCGGACGGAAGAGAGCGGATCAGCTCCTGCGCCTCCCGGATCAGGATCACGTCACGAGCTCCGGCATTCGCCTTCGTGCAGTCCTCGACGGTGTAGACGTAGGATCCACCTTCTTTGTGACGGCGCTCCATCCTCTGGACGGTCAAGATGTCTCCGTCGATGTCCTCCGGCTTCAGGGCCGACAGCTCGCAGACGCGCAGGCCAGTCATGAAGAGGAGCCGGATTCCGATGTCTAATGGCTCTGTGCTGTCGGAAATGGCCTGTTTTATCGCTTCCACGTCCTCCGGCATAAATACGTTCGCCCGGATGTCGGCACGGGTTTTGCGGCGGTTTTTGACGATCAGGCGCGATGTCGGAACGATGTAATCCCGGAAGGCCAGGCGCGTGTCGATGGTGGAGGTGGTGCGGCGTGCGTGGTCGAAAATGCCGTTGATCAGGCTCTTGAAGTTTAGCCAGGCATGGGCCCGGAGCTTTTCTTCCTGGAAGAGCGCATCACAGAAGTCCCAGAGCTCTTCTCGCGTTACCTGTGCCGGATCTAAGCGTTCGAAGGTGGTGGATCGCAAATACCGCTTGTAGTCGTCGTCCAGCCGGTCCGCAGTCTGTGTTGTGATTTTCATCCTGGCGAGTCTCCATGCTTGCCAGTTCGCAAATGTTTCTTTTATTGTCATGTTTGCCTCCTAAAGTGAGGCAGAGAACGCGGTGATTGTTATCTCTTAAACAGGATCTTCACGCGGCAGCCGAGTGGAGCTTCCTTGCCTGATCCGAGGACTTCCCATTCTTCCACGATGTAATCAGATGACCACGCAGTATCAACTTCTCCGGTCAGATCCTTCGGCACATTTCCGATCTGTTCCCCGTTTGCATATACTCCGATCGCAAGCTTCCCTTCAAAGTCATACCGCTGCAAGGTGATCTCCACTTTCTCAAATCCATTGTCACGATACTTCATGGCCCGGAGGATCGCCTGCCTGGTCCGCCTCCCGTTCTTGAATGTCACACCGGCGACCTTGAATTCGATCTCTTTTCCGGCAGCCTTCTTCAGTAAATTCTTAATGAGTCCCATCATTCCTCCTTCTGTAGTAATCCTTCCGCATATCCGAGGAGCTTCGCCTGATCGATCTCCGACAATCTCAGATAGTATTCCATTAACTTTCGAGCCATATTCTCGGAAGGGTCCGGCTCCCATCCCATAAGATATGCCGGAGAGGTGTTCAGAACATCCGCGAGCTTCTCGATCATGTCGGAAGGGATGTTTGTGACCGTTCCTGTCTCGTATTTGTAAATGTTCTGCTTAGTAGACCCAACACGCTCGGCCAGATCGGTCAGGCCTAATCCTCTGCGATTTCTGAGCTCTGCAATCCGTTCGCCTTTAGTCATTTCCACAACCTCCTTTCCTCGTGCGATTCCATCATATCACATTATTTTTCCGAAAACAAGAAAAAAATAGCTTGACAAGTTACAAAATTGGCATTATACTCACGGAGTAGCCTAACAAGCTACGCAACAACAAAGGAAGGAGGAAGACACATGATCGACACGAACAAGCTGCGCGGAGTGATCGCGGAACGCCGGAAAACTCAGGCGGATGTTGCAAAGGCAATCGGAATCAGCTCAAGGACCTTCGGATCAAGACTGAAGAAGGGCGTTTTTGGGTCTGACGAGATTGACGTAATGGTCGATTATCTCGACATCGAAGATCCTGCGGCAATTTTTTTTGTTCAGAGGTAACTTAAGAAGATACGATTTCAGGAGGTCACATGGAAACAATCAAAGCAATCTACAAACGTGTCGGGTTCGATCCTGTGGAGGTTGAGATCCCGAACGAGCTGGAGCACTTCCAGCGGATGGTCGGAGGGTACATCGAGACAGTCCCGTGGTACTTCTACAACGGCATGGTCATGATCGTGGACGAAGAAGGCAAGCTCGATCACAGGCCGGTAAACTTCGAATGGAAGGACGATGTGATCGTCGGATCAGTGCTCTGGTGCGGAACTGACGGAGACGAGTTCGCGGACTGCCCCTATTCGCTGGAAGAGTTCCGGAGGCGCTGGCCGTGGTTATGGGAGGATGAGGCATGAGTAAACAGACAAAGACGATCCTGATCGGATGGATCGGAATGGTTCCGCTGGCAGTGATGATAATTTTCGTCCTGTTGCAGAATTTGGGCATTTTGGAGGCACATGCGGCTCCGGTCGAGGATTTTACCGTCGAAGAGACAAAAGCCGTAAATGAGGCCGAATTAAGCGCTATGCCGTGCATCGATCAGGAAGCATTCCGGAGGTGGTATGAAAACTATAATACATCTTCCGAACCAGTGGGAAGCACAGAGGAAGCAACACAGTCGACTTTATACCGGATCGCCGGTCAGGAAATTGATCCGGAGCTTCAGGTCAGCCTTTTCCACCATCTTCAGGAAGAAGGCATAGAGTATTGGTACGAAGGCGCTCTCTGTCAGATGTTCCAGGAATCGTCGTGCGATCCGTACCAGGTCACGAACGGTCTGGATTATGGGATTTTTCAGTACCGGATCACGTTCTGGAATTGGGATGACGGCGACATCTTCGACGTAGACGCCCAGATGAGCCGGTACGCTTCCGAGATGGCCGCACGGTTCAATTCCGGCCTGTCGGTCGACGAAGCAATCAGCCGCCACATGACGTCGGATTTCGTCTCCACCATCAACCGGGAGTATGTGCGTGACGTGAAGCAGTGGCTGTCGCAGATGGAGGCCGTCGAATGAGCCGCCGGAACAAACTGACGAAGGGTCAGCAGAAGAGCATCGAGGACTTCAGGCTGTTTCTGAACAAATACTACTCGGTTCCGTACAAGGTCTTCGATACCTTCCGGGAGCTCTTGATTTACTACTCCCTGACAGAAGCAGAGTTCATCAAAGTCGATCGGATTTATTCCGGGATCGCGATCATGCTCTGGAAGCGCTACGACCTGTCAGGCCCGGAGATCATGGAAGCGCTCAGGGTGTTCGACGCTACATGCGGCTCGGTGATCGCGGAGGACAAGGACGAAGAAGAGACTCCAGACTGGACGGATCTCATGACGGAACTGAAGGAACAGAAGGGAATTGTGGTACATTCCGGCCCGGACAACCGGCTGGTCTGTGAGTGTGAATGGGAAGAAGAAATTCAGGAGGTCGAAGAATGAACGAAGAAAGATGGATTTTGGCACAGTTAAAGCGGCGACTTTTGAGCGTCAAGAAGAGCGATAGAGGCAGTGATCTGTTCTACAATTACGAGATTCTGAAGATGATCGCCGAGATCGAGGCCGAAGCAGTCCTCGGAGCTCCGACGGAAAAAGAGGAGGTGGAATGATGGGGATCCCGGTTCTTATCATGGGGAAGTCCGGCAGCGGAAAGACCTACTCTCTGAAAAACTGTGATCCGGAGAGATTCGGAATCATTTCCGTCGAAAAGGGACGGCTGCCATTCAAATCAAAGCTGAAGGTGGCGAAGATCCCGAAGGCACTAAAGAATCCGGACGGTTCGGAGGTATCGAGCTATTCCCAGATCAATCGCGCCAAGTACGCCTGGCTGACGAACGTGATCAGAGGCTCGAAGACGATCAAGTCTATTGTTATTGACGACTCGCAGTATCTCATGGTCGACGAGATGTTTGATCGCTCAGGCGAGAAAGGCTATGACAAGTTCACGGACATCGCTAAGAACTTCCGAGACCTGATTCACTTTATCAATGACGCCGCTCCGGACGACATGGTGGTCTATTTTTTGCATCACACGGAGACCGGAGCTGATGGGCGCGAGAAGTGTAAGACAATCGGAAAGATGCTCGAAGAGAAGCTCGTGATCGAGGGGATGTTTGACGTCGTGATCTACTGCGCGGACCACAAATTTTACACGCAGGCCAACGAGATCAGCACGGCGAAGACGCCGGAAGCCATGTTTGAGGATTTAGAGATTCCGAACGATCTCGCAGCGGTTGACAAGGCGATCCGCGAATATTGGTGCCTGACAGCTCCGGAACCGGAAAAGGAGGCAGAATCATGATCGAATGGAAGAAGACCGGAAAGATCGTCTCTGACGAAGGGACAACAATCACCTATTCATCCGGCACGGCCTACACGATCGAGAGCCGGAAGCGCCACATTCCGCACGCTGGAGGACGATCCGGAACATGGGACCACACCACTTACCACATTCTGAGAGAAGGTGTTGAAGTCGGAAAGAAGTATTCGCTGTCAGATGCGAAATACCTGGCAGAAAACATGATTGAGGAGGAAACCAAATGAGCACATTATACGAACTCACAGGCCAGATGCAGGCCTTACTTGCACTGATGGAAGATCCGGACGTCGATCCGCAGATCATCGAAGACTCGCTGGAGGCCGTCTCCGGGGAGATTGAGGTTAAGGCCGACGGGTATGCTCGCGTGATGGCAGAACTGGAAGCTCGGAAGGCCGCTGTTAAGGCCGAAAAGGACCGTTTAGCGGCTCTTGAGTCCTCACTTGGGAAAAACATCGACCGGATGAAGGAAAGCCTTAAAACGAGCATGATTGCGACAGGGAAGATCAAATTCAAGACGGACCTCTTCTCGTTCAACATTCAGAAGAATCCGCCGAAGGTCGTGATCGACGATCCGAGCCGCATCCCGGAAGGCTTCCTGATTCCGCAGCCGCCGAAGGTGGACACGGCCTCGATCAAGGAATCGCTGAAATCCGTCGATGCCGGACCGATGTGGGAAGGAATTTGTCACCTGGAACAGGGTGAGAGTTTGAGGATAAGGTGATGCAGCGTTTAAGAAAAATACAGATATTATTAAGGCTTGCTGAACTATGTACGCCGGAGCAAGAAGTAAGAAAAAGACAATATATGAATCAGATAGACGAACTTCTTCGTGATGATTCAGATGATACGTCCGAACAGCTTCAATCTGATTCTGTAATTAATTTTTTAGCTTGTTGCACTGAAGAAAAAATGTCTGGGGAAGTATTGAGACCACTTCTTTACACTGTTTATGAAAAATTCTGCTACAACCAAAACATTCCATCACTAAGAAAATCTGACTTTTTTAATGAGATCAGATCGCTTGGATTTTCTGAAAGAAAAAGGCACGACGGAAGAGACTATTTCACAGGAATACAAATCAAACAAGGAGAGAATCATGAAAAAATTCAACGATTATGACAAAACACGGAGCTATTCCGATGCGCAGCAGCTCCCGAAGGGCGGTTATGTCCTCCGGATCATGAATGCCGAAGAGAAGGAAAACCAGAACGGCAAATACATTCAGATTGCCTGCGACATCGAAGAGGGCGACTTCAAGGGTTTCTTCATGGCAGACTGGAAGGCCCAGGAGCGCGAGGACAAGAAGTGGCACTGCAACTTCCTCCTGAACGAGCCGAAAGATGATGGCTCCGAAAAGGACGGATGGACGAAGCGCCGGTTCAAGACCGTGGTTGAGGCCATCGAGGACTCCAACTCCGGCTATCACTGGGACTGGGATGAGCGGAAGTGGAAGAACAAACTGGTCGGCGGCCTTTTCAACATCCGCGAATATGAGGCCCAGAACGGCGAGATCCGGCAGGACACGAACCTGAAGCAGTTCTGTTCTGTCGAGAAGATCCGCAGCGGTTCCTTCAAGCTTCCGAAAGACGATCTGAAAAACCGCAGTGCGCTGGCTCCGGTCGCGCAGGCCGGTTCCGACGACTTCATGCCGATTCCTGACAGCTCCGAAGAAGTTCCGTGGAATTAAGTCCGTTCGAGGTCAAGGCCGTTCTGGATTCGATGGAGGTGCTGGTCGATACGCGAGAACAGGACACTGACCGTGCGCGGAGAAGGTACAAACAGATCGGAAGACCGATCCGGCGGAGGACGCTGAATTTTGGCGATTACGCCTACAACGCGACTCTGCCGGACGGAAACCCGATTCAGCCCCCGGAAGGCACGATTTGCCCAAAATTCTGCGTCATAGAGCGCAAAATGGATCTCGATGAGCTGGCACAGTGTCTCACACGGTCCCGGAAGCGCTTTGAGGCGGAATTCCGAAGAGCTGCCGACGCCGGATGCAGGATCTATCTGTTGATAGAGGATGGAAGCATTGAGGCGATTCTGCGGCAGCGGTACCGGACACGAGTCCATCCGAAAGCGTTCCTGGCATCCCTCACGGCCTTCATGATCCGATACAACGCCCAGGTGATCTTCTGTTCAGAATTGACGTCAGGACTTCTGATCGAAGAAATCCTCCGGCGCGACCTGAAGGAACGGCTGGAAAGAGGTGAACTATATGGAACGTGACGCGTTTGTTTTTTACAGATCGTTCTATGATGTTGTCAAAATGTTTCCGAAGAGAGAGCAAAACCGGATGCTTATTGCGATTATTGAGCTCGGATTGACAGATACAATCGACGAAACGCTTCCGTTGCGAATGCGAGCCGCACTCAGGCAAATGCAGGAAAGTGTTAATAGTGCTCAAAAAAGACGCGAAATCAACCAAAAGAACGGTAAAAAAGGCGGCGCTCCGAAGGGAAATCAGAACGCATCTAAGAAAAACAACCAAAACAACCCATCGGTTGAACAAAAAACAACCGAAAACAACCTTAAAGAAAAAGAGAATGGAAAAGGTAATGCAAAAGCAAATACCTTTTCTATTCGAAAAGGAGATAATACATCGTCTGGCATGGCCCCTCTTGATGAGGGCCAGCCATCCGATGATGAAGAACCGACCGTCGTATTCGACGAAGAAGGGTGGGAGGACCCATGAGCATATACGAATTCAAGCCGGAAGACGCGAAGGAATTTGCTCGGCATATCGGAGCTAAGGTCCGGACCTCCGGGGACGAGCTGATCTTCACCAGATGCCCGTTCTGCGGAGGGGAGAGCAAGACCGACAAGGACAAGTTCGCGATCAACCTGAAGACGGGCCAATACAACTGTTTCAGAGCATCGTGCAAGGCTCGCGGAAATATGATCACACTGAGCAGGCTGTTCAACTTCGAGCTTCCGGGGTATGCGGATGAATACTATAACAACCGCAAAAAGTACATGAACCTGTCGAAGGCGAAGAGGCCGACGACAACAGAACCGGCGATCAGCTATCTCGGAAGCAGGGGGATTCCGGCTGAGATCGTTCGAAAGTATGAGATCACAACGGACGCAAAGAATCCGGACCTTCTGATCTTCCCGTTCTATGACGAGAACAACACACTCCAGCTCGTGAAGTACAGAAACCTGAAGGCCAACAAGGAGAACGGCATGTCGAAGGAATTCGTGATGAAGGATCAGAAGACGGGCCTGTCCTGCAAGCCGATCCTGTTCGGAATGAATCACTGCGATGCTGCCGGAGCTCCGCTGATAATGACGGAGGGGCAAATCGATTCGCTGTCAGTGGCAGCGGCAGGATTCCAGAATGCCGTCTCGGTTCCGCTTGGGTGCAACGGATTCACCTGGATTCCGCACTGCTGGGACTTTTTGCAGAGCTTCTCGGAGCTGATCATTTTCGGAGACTATGAGAAGGGCCGGATCACGCTCCTGGATGAGATGCGGAAATTCTTTAACGGCGCTCTGAAGCATGTCCGGCCGGAAGACTACAAGGACTGTAAGGACGCGAACGAGATTCTCCAGAAGTACGGCCCGGAACAGATTCGCCGCTGCATCGAGAACGCAGAAGCAGTCGTGTCGGACAAGTTTATCAGACTGTCGGATGTCCGGCCACGTCCGATCTCGGAAATGCAGCCGATTGAGACCGGAATCGAAGCTCTGGACAAGACGATCGGCGGCTTCTACTTCGGACAGCTCGTGATCCTCACAGGAGAGCGTGGCGAAGGGAAGAGCACTCTGGCAAATCAGTTCGCACTTTTCGCTGTGAATGCCGGTGTGAAAACTTGGATCTACTCCGGGGAGCTTCCGAACGGATCTCTCCGTGACTGGATAGACCATCAGGCAGCCGGATCTCGGAACATGATCGAAAAGCGCGACCGGTTCGGGGATGTCTATTGTGAGCTCGATGAAAAGACTGCCGGAAGGATCTCGGAATGGTATTCGGACTATCTTTGGATTTATCAGAACCAGTTCCTTGAAGACGAGGATTCGGAGGAAGATAAGACGGTTGTCGACATCGTAAGAGAGGCAGCAAAGGAAGGCTTCCGGTTCATCATCATCGACAATCTCATGACAGCGATGGAGGACGACGCCAGGATTGACATCTACAGAGCACAGACTAAATTCGTGAAGCAGCTCGTCCGGATCGCGAAGGCAAGGGACATCCTGATCGTCCTGGTCGCGCACCAGCGGAAGAACCAAGGCACGAATCGGACGGCAGATGATGTCTCCGGAAGTGCGAACATCACGAACCTGGCTGACATCGTGATGACCTTCGGATCGGTGAAGGACGTGAAAGAGTACGGCGAGGGCACGATCCCGAACAGGGAGATCCGAATCCAGAAGAACCGGCTGACAGGGAAGCTCGGAAACACGATCCCGATCTGGTTTGAGCCAACCTCGCGCCGGATTAGCGACAAGAAGGACAACTTCGGGTTCTCTCTCGGTTGGGAGACGAAGGACGCTGCTGACAATTTTATGGATTTATCGGAGATCCCGAATCCGTTTGAGGAGGTGGATGTATGACGAAAGAAGAAATCAAGATCTTAGCGAAGTGGATGACCGAAGTGTGGAAGGTCTATTGCAAATATCTTCAGACGGAGATGAATCAATGGGACTTCGACGCGCTTCTGGTGGAGCTCCGGGTTATCTACGAGAACAGCGGAAACGATCCTGACGTGTTAGACATCGAGATGGGATTCATCGAGAGCTTGGACCGGAGGTGGAAAGATGGGATGGCCAAATGAGGCGACGCACTGGGGCAGCGCATTCGTTCTGACGGAAAAAGAGAAGATCCGGCTCGGAATCATTAAGAAGCCGAAGCCGCTGGTCGGGTTGATCCAGATTGTAATTCCGGAGCACTACGGTTCTAAAGGCGTCATGTGGGCCAGCCGATTCGTGACGGAAGCGGAGCTCGAAGGATATGTGCATCAGTTCCCGAACATGCAGATTCTGGATGAAAAGTACAAGGTAAGGAGGGAGGAAACAGATGCCGAGGTACATTGATGCGG